ATTTTAAAGAAAATTTTTTGGTCAAAGGTGAGGGTGGAAAACTACCCATACCATCTCACCTATACGCTAGTTTCACGCTTGACCCCAGATCCGTTGAGTGTGTAGCCAAGGTAAACTGTACAACCTACACTAGACAACGGATCAGGGCTCAAGGGCGTAGGTGTACGTAGGCGAGGATCTTCCTTGCATGCATGCCTGCATACAATCCCAGCAACATCGTGCTCACGACCTATGTTATAGGGTTTAATTCCCCACTCCAAACGCCTTAAACCTGAAAGGACTTTTTTAGTCCTAATATTATATAAACACTTGACAAACATTTGTCAAGAGGATAATGTGGGATTATTAATAACAACAAAAGAAAGGACACATATGCAAAAAATACGTATGAACACCGAATACAGAAACAAGTTATTCAATAGAATAAAAGATGTATTCGAAAAAGAAGAAACGCAAGAGCAACAAGCATTTCTACAAGCAAGAGAGGTATTTAATACTTACCAAAGAGATACTTTTAATCTTGCAAAACAAGTAGTAGAGAGATCATATCCTACTGAAGATGTAGCCACACTACGAAAGTTTAAGAAGAAGTATGGCGACCCTTGTGATGTAGTAGCAAAAGACAAGTGCTTTTACTTTGCTCATAATGAAGATGTTGATGATGAGGGCGATAGCAAAGAAACTAAATCACATTTTGATTTTGGTTTGTATGGCAATCTCAATGGCAACGAGTATAGTGGCGAAGAAGATAGCGAACACTTTGCTCACGCATATTATAGGGAAGAATTAAAAGAAAAAGGTTTGAACCCCGATATAATTGCTCAACAATCAGGTAAAGATAGCAACCCACATAAAACTAAACACACAGACGCAAACAATAAGTTTTTAGGTAAAGGGTCAAGTAGTGGTCATTACTATAATGATAATGATGTAGGTGGTTTATGTAAGAACTACAACGAGCAATTCTATCTTGATGTTATTGGAACTAGCCATTGTAGATCAAGAGCAATCGCTTGTACCAAAGACGAGTACAATATTTTCTTAGCATGGCGAACTGCAAAAGCTAATGTTGTATCTAAACACCAAACTTGGATAGATAGCATAACTAAACAAACTGATCAGTTAAAGATCGGCTTGAAAGCATATCGTTATTTATCTGAGGGCATAGAACTTGCTAGTGAACTAGGGATAGAATTAGATGAGGCAGAATTAGTGAGAACTAACTCTACTGGCTTGACGATTTACAATCCTAGTAATCTTGCGTCTATGATTAAAGGTATGAAAAATAAAAATCAGACTAGAGAAGATAAAATCAAGGCTAGACTACAATACGAAAAACAAGGTGTAAATTAACACTTGACTATTGTGTGGGATAATATATTATCCCACATAACAACAGAAAGGACAAATATGTACCACATACTACAAAAAATCGCAGATGATTATTTCTGTGTAAGTAAAGTAAGAAAGCCGATTAAAACTTTTGACGAGGCAGTAGCAAGAGTAAAAGCACTTAAAGTGTTAGATGAGGGTGAGGGCGATAGCATAACCTACATCATCACACAGAAAGTGGGCAATGAGTAATTTTTATATAACTTATTTTGCAAAGAAACATAAAAAGATAATCACT